ACAAATTAACAGCACTTGCACAAAATCTTAGCAACTTCGCAAAACATATGAAAGGTTCTTTTGGAGAACTAGAAGGTGTATTAGAAAGATTAGTAGATGTTGTTAAAGAAATGAACGGTATCCAAATATCGGCGGCAAATACAAACAAACCACAAACAAAAATGGGAGATGTTAAAGTTGACTTATTACCACTAATACAAGAACTAGATGAAATTAAATCAGTACTATTGTCTGGCATAGAAGTAGAAGTAAAAGAAAACACACTTTCAAGATAATTTTAATGACAATAGTTCAATATAATTAGATTAAATATACTAGAACAATTTAATCGTTATGAAAACTAAAAATTTAAGTTCAACTGATATAGATGATTTATCAGAGTTCATGGAATCTAAACTAAAACCAAAATACATTATGGAAAAAGAAGGGAGTGTTAAACAATTTAAAACTGATATTTCAGTTTCAAAATTTAAATGTAAAACTAAAAACCAATCAGAAATAGTAAAATCAATAACAGACAAAAACACAACAATAACAATAGTACATGGAAAACCCGGCACCGGTAAAACGTTTTCAGCAATACAAGGAGCACTAAAAGAATTTAAAACAGGTTCTTATAATAAACTATATCTATGTAAATCAGTAAAAACCATTGATAATAAATCAGAAGATATTGGTTTTTTAAAAGGAACATTAGAAGAAAAAGTAGCACCGTTTTTGTTTTCGTTTGATTTTAATTTTAAACAAATAATATCACCCATTGTATATGATGCAGCAAGACAAAATGAAATAATAGAATTTCTACCACTTGCATATATAAGAGGAATTGGTTTGAATAATTGTGTTATCATACTAGACGAAGCTCAAAATATAAATAATGCAATATTAAGAACCGTGCTGTCTAGAATTGGTCAAAACTGTAAGCTAATTATACTAGGCGATACACAACAAAAAGATAGTTCTACTGGTCACTCATCCGGTCTAGATTTTTTAATCAAACATTTTCAAGATATAAAAGGATTTAGTGTTATTGAAATGACTAAAGAAGATCAAAGTAGAGCAGACATCATAAATGAAATAGAAGATAGGTATGATGAACTAGAAAGTAAAGGTACTAAAGTAGCATAAAGACAAAAAAAGGGAACTAATTTTAGTTCCCTTTTTTGTTATTCAACTCATATATTTCGTTACCACAATCATAGATGCGATAATACCCCCTACTGTGCATAATTTGAACTTCTGTCATTGTATTTGGAAATCCTTGTTCTACTAGTTTTTGTTTTCTGAATTTGAACCTATTGAATTTAGAATTTCGATATGCCCAATAGTAACCAACAACAGTTTCACCCACAAAATTAAATCCATTTTTTACATAAACATTACCATTTGAAATATCCCCATTAGCATAGCTCATTAATTTTTCAAATTCATAGGTTTTTAAAAAATGTGATAATAATTTACTAAACCCACCCATCACAACACAATTCAATTTACTACAAAATCTAAGTAATTCTATTTCATTTTTTTTGTTTCTACTTTTACCAAAAGTAACTAAAGTCACTAAACAATTATTGTGATATAACCCCAATCTAATAGATGAATTACAATATCCCTGAAGGTGATTTTCTATTAGAAAATCTTTACTTTCTTTGTGTGACACTATTCTTATTTCACAACACCTTGCACCTATCTTTTTCTTAGTCACCCCTAATTTATTTGATATTAGACTTTTGACTATATCTTGACGTTCTCGCCAATCATCTTCCCATATATTTATAAGCAATATGTTATTTTCTTTACAAAGTTTTTTCTTATCTTTATGGTATGTTTTCGATGGTTTATTGAATTCCCCATGCCAATATAGTCCATTAAATTCTATACCAATTCGCAAATCTGGTAGATAAATATCTATAGTTTTTCTACTGTTTGGAATTGGTGTGTTTTCTAGAATATTTCCATCATATACTTTTTTTACATATTCCGTTAACTCTTTTTCTAGATTCGAAACCCCCGATTTTTCAACAATTTCAAAATATTCAGAATTACAATTTGGACATATACAAACATCACTATTAACTAAGTTGTTTGTTGTTGTCCTATACGATGACCAATCACCTAAACAATTTCCACAAGAAAAAGAAACCTTTTCGGACGAATATTTAGTAATTTTAATCTTCCATTTGCATAGTTTTTCATTCCAGTTATCTAAAACTATTTTGCGTTTAATTTTTAAATAATTTTTTGGGTTTGGGTATACACTAGTACCATACTTTTCTGTATTTGTAGATATTCGTTTATTATTTATGTCTTTTTTTTCCTTTTGTGTTTTTTTAGACCACGATTTTTTTATTTTTTCTTTTATTTCTGGTAGTTGCGTTTTTGATTTTACTCCATACTTTTCTATGTTTGTTTGTGTGTTGCGCATACATACGTCTTTCCATTCTTTAGAGTTGTAGTATATCTTTTTCAATTGTCTTGCTTCAACAGTATTGGCGGGATTCTCAATCCCATATCTTTCTAATGAAGTATTTTTTCGTTTATCTGATATTTTCTTTAATTCTTCTTCTGATTTTGATCCCCAAGTGTTTTTAATTTTTTCAACATAGGATGTGTTCTTGTATCTGCTCTTATTATCACAAGATCGTGAACAAAAAGAGTTTACTTTAGAAATTGTTATTTTACCAGACTTTTTAATTTTATAAGATGCGCTTATTTTCTTCCCACATTCTAAACACTTTGGTTGTTCTAAAATGTCATGTTGCCAATAATAAAAAATAGTTTTAAAGTTTAGCTCACTTTCTCTTATATCTAATTCGTGTTTACTAGTCCAAATCCATTCTAAAAATGGTTCTAAAAACCCCTTTTTTTCAAATGTCTTGTAATCCTTCTTGTTTAATGACGAATCTATTAGTTGGAATTTTTTCTTAAAATCTATATACTTCATGTGTATATTAAATAGAGTTTTTTGTTATATTATTTATATAAACAAAAAAAAGAACAGTTGGTTTCAACTGTTCTTTTCTATTCATTAAAAGTTATATCTATTATACTTGTTGCTCAGTGAAATAATCTGATCTAAACGTAACTTCCAATTCTAAAGGTTCGCCACTAGAATAATCTAATGCCAATTCAGGAATATCTCCATTTATGAAACAATCGTGAAACGTTCTTTGCCAGTGAATATCACCAACTCTATTAAACATAGTTACTATAATTTTTGCGTCTGAATAATCTTTTTTAAGTCCCATATCACCAGTTAGTGGATTATATCCTATTCTCTTCCAATCTCTTAAAGTTTTGTATACATACATCTCATTATCATCATTTAGATTAAGAGAAAAATTAATCGCTAAATCAACAACAGTATTAGTAGGAGTTGTACTAAGGAATGATCTTTTAGCTATTTTGAATTCTTGTTCAACAGCTTCTTGACCAAGTTCAGTGGTTAAACCACCTATTGTTCTAACATGTTCTAATAGTAACTCACCACCACCAACACCAGGTGGTGGTAATATCGTCACCTCGAACAAATTTCCCGCGACAAATTCCCATTTGTTAACGGATGCCTTTGAATTTTTGTAGTGTGGTAAACTGGCCATAGTATTTTATATTATTTTTATATTGTTTATTTCTTATCTTATTTAATCAATCAAGATTTCCTTTCTTTATTTAATCAATAAAAAAGGCAACCATTAGTGGTTGCCTTTTAAAATTTATATTATAGGTTTTAATTATGCTACTGTAAATTCACCAGCTGCGATTGCACCTGTTCTAAGAATAGTAACTCTTTGAACGAGTTTCCCAAGTCCTCTCACAGGCTCGACTGCTATATCAATGATACCAAAGTCATTATCAATAACTTCTGGAGTGTTATTGACAGTATTCATGACCGTAGTGAAATCTACTAATCCCCCGTCATTCAAGATTTGCGATAAGAAACCATCAACCAATGTTTTAATTTCTAATCTTGTTTGTACGGTATTAAATTCCCACCTGTAGTTTTTCAATATTTGCTCAACAGTTTCTTGAATATATATCAACAATTCCCTAACATGAATACTAGATAGTGCTGATTTTATATTTTGTTGTGCAGTTTGATTAGCATTGATTACGTTTCCGAATCCTCTACTTGGAA